ATGCCTTAACCACAAGAGCAACTGTTGTAAGTGGTGCACCTACAAAATCTGTTATGTCTTTAGTTTCAGATAGAGATAGACATCTTCTTATGTTAGGAACTGAAACTACAATTGGAACCTCTGGTACACAGGATAAAATGTTTATAAGATTTTCTGATCAAGAAAACATAAGTGATTATACACCAACTTCAGTAAATACTGCAGGTACTTTTAGAATAGATGCAGGCACAAAGATAGTAGGAGCTGTTAAAGGTAAAGATTATACTTTAGTTCTAACTGATAATTCTGCTTACGTAATTCAATTTGTAGGACCTCCGTTTACTTTCTCAATAAGACAAGTTGGTTCAAACTGTGGTGCAATTGGACAACACTCTATAAAATATGTAAATGGTGCTGTTTATTGGATGGGTGAATCGGGTGGATTTTTTGTATATGATGGTACTGTAAAATCTTTACCATGCTCAGTTGAAGACTTTGTATTCACAACAAAAAATGGTAATAACCTAGGAGTAAATTATACAAATGGTGAATCGGTATATGTAGGACTTAATCATTTGTATGAGGAGCTAACTTGGTTTTATCCAAAAGCAGGTTCATCATTTAATGATAGATGCGTTACTTATAATTATCAAAGTGGGGTATGGACAACAGGATCTTTAGCAAGAACTACATGGGTAGATGCTAATTTATATGAGGTGCCTTATGCAACCGAATTTAATTCTACAGGTGTACCTACATTTCCACTAATACAAGGTGCAACAAATGCGAATGGATCTACAATTTACTATGCTCATGAAACAGGCACCGATCAAGTTGATACATCTGGTAATAAAACTGCTATTGCTGCTTTTATTGAATCAGGAGACTTTAGTCTAAATGTTGATGGTGAAGCACAAATGTTTATGAGTATGAGAAGATTTATTCCAGATTTCAAAACAATACAAGGGGATGCTCAAGTAACTATTTTACTAAGAAACTTCCCTAGTGATACAGAAGCATCTTCTCCTTTGGGACCATTCACGGTCACCGGATCAACACAAAAGGTAGACACAAGAGCAAGGTCTAGATTTGCTAGTGTTAAAATAGCAAATACCTCTACAGATCAAAATTGGAGATATGGAACTTTTAGAGTAGATGTTCAACCAGATGGAATGAGATAATGGCTAGAGTAGATATAGTTATACCAGAACCTACCCCTGTTTATACTCAGGAAAACCAAAGACAAGTAGCACAGTCTTTACGAACGATGCAAGATAAGTTAAATACTTCTTATCAACAAGAATTAAAAAATGAGCAAGATTCTTTTAACTGGTTTATGTCATGACAATTAGATACAAAAATCAAGGAGTAAACTTAACTACTACCGGTACTACAAGTGTTTTAACTGCACCTTCAGATGCAACGGTTCTAATAAAACAAATTCAAATTAATAATGGTTCTGGAAGCGCAGTCAATTTAAATGTTCAAGTGACTGATACTTCTGCTACAGCAACTTTTAGAATTTTTAATGAAGCCTTAACAGGTTCAATTACTAAGGATGTAATTAATTATCCGTTAGTTTTAGAAGCTGGAGATATTTTAAAAATGACAGCAGGAACTTCTGATGAATTACAAGGTATTATTTCTTATGCTCTCTTAGATAGATCACAGGAAAATGGTTAATCAAGAAAATTTTATTGGTTATTATAGTTTAAGTCATGAAATTTGTGATGAATTAATAGCCTTCCACAAAAATTCTAATAAAAAATTCCAAGGTAAAACTATTACTCCAGAAGGCGCAAAATCAGATTCTGAAGTAAAAGATTCAACAGACATAAGTTTTTATAAAGAAAAAATTATGCAGGAACCTCTTATAGTAAAATATTTAGATAATCTAAAACGTTTTGTTGCTAATTATATGGAAAAATATAAGTTTGCTGGAAATGGTTTAAGACTAAAGGTTATAGAATTAAATGTTCAACATTACAGACCTAATGGGGGCTATAAAGTATTTCACTATGAAAATGGAACTGAAGCTACTAAAGATAGACATTTGGTATTTATGACTTATTTAAATGATGTAGAAGACGGTGGTACTATTTTTAAATATCAAAATTTAATTACTCCAGCTATTAAAGGATCTACTCTTTTATGGCCTGCAAATTGGACTCATACTCATAAAGGTCAAATAACCGATACTTCAGAAAAATACATAATTACAGGTTGGCTTGAAAGAGAATGAAAAAGATCATATTCAGTGATTCACTATTAATTGATTATGTAGATGATAATGATTATGAAATTTTAAAACAAAATATTTTTTTAATTTTAAAGAAAGAAGAAGAAAAAAGTGGTAGATATAAAAGCAACAGGGGTGGTTTTCAAACAAATGATTTAAACCATAATGAGAATAAAGATATGATTAAAATTATTATAAATTATATATATAACTTAATCAAAAAAAATTATGTCTTTGATAAAATAAGATTTGATCTTGATAATATTTGGATAAATAAAAATCCTAAAATGGCTATAAACATGCCTCACATTCATCCAAGATCTCATTTTAGTGGTGTCTTTTTTATTGAAGTACCTAAACAGGATGGTAATTTAGTTTTTTTTCGCAACGAAAAATCAAGTAATATGATGGGTGATGGATTTTTTGAAGGTTCTGATTTTAATGTAAGCTATGATGTGTCTCCTAAAGAAAAAATGATATTACTATTTCCTTCATATCTTCAACACATGGTAGAGCCACATTTTGAAGAAGGGTATAGAATTTCTGTTTCATTTAACATAAGAATAAGTCATGGCTAGAAAATTTAAAGATTTTGTCCAAAGAGATAAACCTAGGAAAAGACCTAGAAGACATTGTAAAAGTCCTAATAAAAAAAAGAAGTTACAACATAATAAAAAATATAATAGACAAGGTAGAAAACAATAAGTGTTAGATTTTTACCAACAAAACAATTTCTTTACAGAAGAAGAATCTTCAATAATAGATGATATTTTATATAATCAAAATAAACCTTTTCCTGTTTATTATGATAGTTCCCAAACTGATTACGACAAAGTTCCCTTTTTTTCACATGCATTAATAGCACGGGATGGTAACAATGTTTCAAATTTTTCTGATTTTTTTATACCAATTTTTAATAGATTTATAAATTTAACTGATAAAAAAGTTAAAAAAATTTTAAGGGCTTCGGTAAATTTAACTTTACCTTTTGTTGGTGAGAGTCCAATCCACGTAGACCATGATGAAGATTATTACCAAGTATTAATGTATTTAAATAACAGCACGGGTAACACAGATATTTTTGAAAACAATAAATTAATTAAATCTATTAAACCTGTAAAAGGAAAAATTGTAATGTTTAATAAATTAGAACATCAAGCAAATTCACCAAAAAACGCAAACGAGTTACGTGCAGTTTGTGTCGTAACTTTTAACACAAAAAAGTTGATTTAAATTTTTTTAAGAGTATAATTTTGCAATGACTGATTTACCAAAAATACCAGCAGAAGCAAAAGAAATTATTAAACACAAAAGAACGGGAAAAGTATATGCTAGTAAAGCTGATTTTGATGCTGATGTTGCTGATCCCGATACTGATACTACTGTGGATGATTTTAGACAAGACCTCGAAATAAAAGTTACGAGAGTCTCTATGGGAGCAGAAACAAAAAAATAATTAATGAAACAAATTCTTTTCGAAATTCCTATTTGGAAAGGATTAATCAATTGTGAAAAAATAGAATTAACTAGTAAAGACTTTGAAGAAAGTTTTGAATCACAAGTTATAACTTCTTTTAATGGTACTAATTTAATTTCTAATGAAGGCAAAAATTATTTATTTAATAATTTTATAGAATTGTTATCACAAGACATAAAAATACAAAGTATTTGTAAATTCAAAATTTGGAGAAATATTTATAAAAATAGCTTCCAAGATAAACACAATCACGCAGGGTGTAACTTTTCTTTTGTTATTTATGAAAAAATAAAAAAACCACAAACAGTTTTTTTTCATCCAAGTAATGATTTAATTGCCGCTTCTCATAGTTCCTCTTTGTTTAAACAAACTGTTTTGCTAGATGTAGAGCAAAACAATATTGTAATTTTTCCAGGATATCTTGACCATATGGTAAAATTAACAGAAGAAGCTTTGACTATATCAGGAAACTTTGATATTAAATTATAGTTATGGAACCAAGAGGCGCAACAGAAATACAACATGAATTTTTAGAAAAATATGTTTCTAAAGATTTGTTAGCAAAATTTCAAATTTGCACATCAATACCAGGTAAAGTTCCACTTGATCCAAGTAAAATAAATATACTTTGGCAAAAAAATTCTTGGGATCAACCTAACTTACAAAATTTTTTTAGAAACAAAGAAAGACATTGTGAATATGATTGGTATGTTTTTAACTCACATTGGACTTTTGAAAAGTTTAGATATTTTTTTCAAATACCAGAGGATAAGTCAATCGTTATAAAAAATGGAGCAAGTCATTTTCCAAAAAGAAAAATATATAAAAAAGGAGATCCAATAAAAATAATTCATCATTGTACTCCATGGAGAGGTCTGAATGTTTTACTATTGGCTATGCAATTAATTAAAAATCCAAATATAACTTTAGATGTTTATAGCTCTAATGAAATATATGGAAGTGAGTTTGCTTCAAAAGCAAATAAAGATACAGAAGATTTATTTGAACAAGCTAAGAAATTGCCTAATGTAAACTATATTGGGTACAAACCTCATGAATATATCTTAGAACATATGGCCGATTATGATCTTTTTGTATACCCATCTATTTTTGAAGAAACATTTTGTGCATCAGCATTAGAAGCTTTAGCAGCAGGACTCCATGTGATAACAACTAATTTTGGAGCACTACCAGAAACTTGTGCAGAGTGGCCTGTGTATATCTCTTATACAAAAAATTTTGAACTTCTAGCAAGTAGTGTTGCAGCAGCAATAGATACGTGCGCTAATTATCTTCATACAGATACGATACAAAACCATTTAAATGAACAACAAAAATACTATAAAAATTTTTATAGTTGGGATAAGAAAGGTATGGAATGGGAAAACTTTTTGAAAGGAGCTTTAAGTGTCAAACAATAAATATATAAACGAAGATACATATCAAACTTTACAGGAAGTAAGTATAGAAACACAATCGGATTACGAAAAAGCAGTTGAGCCTTTATGGAAAGAACAACAAGACGAATTTAAAAATTTTGAAGTTTTTGTTGCAACTCCTGTTCACAGTGATGTTTCAATTCATTTTACGCAAGCATTAATAGAGTTTCAAAAAGAATGTTTTCATAAAAAATTAAAAGTATCTTTTCATTTAGTCAAATCATCTTTAGTAACACAAGGAAGAAATTTGTCTGTAGCTGGTTTTCTTGAATCAAAAGCTACTCATTTATTATTTATTGATTCAGATATATATTTTCAAGGCAAGTCTATATTCACTATGCTAAAAGCAGATAAACACATTATATCTGTACCCTATCCACTAAAAACTTTAATGTGGGACAAAGCTTTTAGAAAAATGCAAGAGGGTCGAATAAAAACACCAGATGATATCAGAAGGGCTTTACACACTTATCCAATGAAAGTTCCTAACCCAAATGACATAAAATTAGATAAAGGCATAATGGAGGTTACAGACTCTCCTACTGGATGCATGTTAATTAAAAGAGAAGTTATTGAAAAGATGATAGAAAAATATCCAGATAAAGAAATTGTTCAAAAAACAGTTATCAATGGTAAGTATGTTAATAAACCTAATATGTGGAACTTTTTCGACACACTACATGACCCAAAAGAAAAAACATATAATGGGGAAGATTTTGCTTTCTGTAAACTTTGGAGAGATCTTGGTGGTAAATGTTATGCTTATGTGAGTGATGCAATTGTCCATGTTGGAGAACATCAATATCAAGGCAAGTTTTACGATGAGTTGATATCATCTAAGTAAAATGGTATTATATGCTATTATTAGGAATATAGACTATGGATCCATTTACATTAGCATTAGCCACATTTGGCGTACAAAAACTTAGAGGAAAATCTACAAAACGAGCATTAAGAGATGCCGCCTTAATTGGTGGAGGTTCTTTTGCATTAGGTCAAGCAACCCAAGCAGGTATGCTTGGAGGCCCAACAGGTTTTTTGGGTAAAGTTGGAACGGGTTCTCCGTTAAGTGGTATTAAAAGTTTGGTAGGTCAAAAAGCTGTAGCAGAACAAGCAGCAGTAAAAGATGCAGCAGGTAACATCACCAAAAAAGCGATTGCAGGAGAAAAAGGTTCTGGAATTTTAGGAATGGATACACCAACTAAATTTATTGCAGCATCTACTATTCTTCCATTGTTAGGTGGTGAAGATGAGGGTGATGGACAAATGGAAGGTTATAGAAAAGAAGACTATGATAAAGCCTATAAAGAGCAAAGCGAAAAACTAGCAGGTGGTTTTAAGCCTACAGAAAATCCAAGACCAACTAGAGAAGAAACCTATGGATCAAATATGTTTTATGCTAATCAAGGTGGACTAGCAACAGCGATACCAAAATTTAATAAAGGTGGTGTTAACTATTTACCATCAAAAACAGATCACAATGAAAACGATTATAATAATTATGTAAGAGCGATGGGTTATGTTGAAGATGGTTCAGGTAATGGAGATAAAGATGAAGATACAATGTTAGCACAATTAGCTGATGGAGAGTTTGTATCACGTGCCGATGCAGTATTAGGTGCAGGTATATTATCTGGCGCAGATCCTAAAAGTTATAAAAGTATGAGAAAAGCTGGTGCTGATTTTTTTTATGATCAGCAAAAAAAATTAAAAAGAATTTATGATTTAGTCGATGCAAGCAGAAAAGATAATTAAAAACGAGATTGAAGTATTACCAATTATCCCTTCTAAAGTTGAGGATATTTGGGATTTAGTTCATTTTATGATTAAAGAAGCTTTAGTCTATAGTGGTGGTTATGCCGAGCCAGAAGATATTAAACAATTACTTCTTTCTGGAGACAATCAATTATTTTTAGTGTTTGGTTCTGAAGGAGATGAATCTAATAAAGTTTATGGTGTTGTGACAACTAGAATATTTGAAAACCCAAACTTTAAAGAGTTACAAGGTTTAATTTGCACAGGGAAAAAAATGAATTTATGGGAAGAAAAATTAATAAACACTTTAGAAACTTTTGCTAAAGTTAATGGTTGTAAAAAAATAAAAGCCTATATGAGACCAGGTTATAAAAAAGTTATGCCTAGATACGGATATAAGTCTAGACATATAGAATTTGAAAAGGAGTTAAACTAATGAGTATTTTTGGCGGAGGCGGAGGCGGAGGCGGAGGCGGCTCCGGAACAACAACTCAAATAGCTAGAGAGGCACCAGGAGTAGAGGCTAGAAAATTAGCTCTATATGATGAAGCTGCTCAATTAGCTCAAAAACCTATTAGCCTTCCTGGTATTCAAGTAGCACCGATAAGTGCTTTAGAAAAAGCAGGTATTGCACAAGCAGGACGAACAGGAGTAGGTTCAGGAGCTGTTACCTCTGGTATTGGTGCATTTACAGGAGCACAACAAACTGCTCAAGCAGGCCCAAACATAGGACAATTTTTAAATCCTTACCAACAATATGTTACAGCTGAAATTGGAAGACAAGGACAAATGGCACAAAATCAGTTAGCGGCTAGTGCTATTAATGCAGGAGCTTTTGGTGGTGGTAGAGAAGGTGTGCAACAAGCAGAGTTACAAAAAAGAACTTTAGAGGCTATGGGTCAAGCTCAAGCAGCAGGATTTCAAACTGCATTAGGTGCAGCTCAAAATCAACAACAACTTGCAACACAAACACAATTATCAGCAGGTCAAGGTTTAGGTCAGCTAGGTGCACAACAACAAGCAATGTCTTTAGCTGATATAAATGCACAAATGCAAGCAGGTGCGGTTCAAAGAGGTATCGGTCAACAAGCGCTTGAAGCTCAAAGACAAACAGAATTACAAAGAGCTTATGAACCTTATCAAAGAGTCGAGTTTTTAAAAGGTATCATGACTAACCTACCTACTACTCAAAGTAGTGTTACAGCTACCACGGCTCCTGGCTCAAATCCTTTAGCGCAAGCTGCAGGTGCTGGACTTGGTGCATATGCTACATATAACTTGATGCAACCGAGGTAATTATGGATAAAGTATTAACTCGTAAAATGTTTAAAGCTAGATACTTTAAATCTTTAAAGCCTGTTGTAAAACATTTTAATACAGGTGGTTTAGGTTCACTTACTTCTAGAGAAAAAGCTATCTATGCCGCAACTTTGGCGGGACCATTATTACAAGCAAAAGGAACTGGTGTAGCTCCTGTATTTGAGGCTTTAGGAAAAGGGGTAGAACAACTACCGGCTACAATGATAAGCCTTGATAAATTAAGAGCTGAACAAAACAAACCTAAGAAAAGTATTAGAGCTGCTACTGCAGAAGAAAAAGTGCAGCTAGGTTATAATAAAGCAGATAGATTAATAGTAAATGTAGAAGGTGATACTGTAACAGGTATTGCTGATAAGCCTACTGCAGGTGAAAGAGAAAAAGCGGCAGATAGATCAGCTACACTTAAACAAGCAGATAAAATTTTAAAATACACTGAACAGATAGATACAGGACCAATTGCAGGTAGATATGCAAAAGTTAAGGCAGCACTTAACCTAGATCCAAGAGCTGCACAATTTAATGTAACAATTGAAGAATTTAAAAAGAGTGCCATTAAAGCACTAAGGGGTGCACAGGTTGGTCCTTTAGAGGAAGCAAGTTTCAATGCGCTACTGCCTACTATCACGGACAACGATGATAACATAAGAGCAAAAGTAAATGTTATGAAAGAAAAACTTAAAGAAATAGATCAAAGATTAGGTAGTGATGGCACTGTTACCGATCCTGGTAATTTAAGTAGCTATGCTGATGCGTTTCAAAAATTTGGTATCAATGTAAATCCTGAAGAATTATCTTACGATCCTAAATTAGATATGTATGATTTTACAGGTGATAACTTAGTGTTGGTAGAGTAATGGGAAAAATTAATGTTAAAGGATTAGGTGTTGTTGAGATTGAAGGGGATAAGCCTACACAACAAGAAGCTAATGATATAAAAAAAGCACTCACTACTTTAAATGTAGATGGAATATCAAATGCAGTAGGAGATGAAGAAGCACAAAAATATTCAGAAGGTTCTAGCTTTGGAAGAATTTTAACTGAAGTTGGTGGTTCTATTTTAGGATCTATAGCTGGAGGAGGTTTTACTTTACCAGGCCTTGTACGACAGGTTGGTATGAGAAGTATGCCTTTTATAAAAGCACTAGCTAAAGCATCTGCAGCGTCAGGTGCAGGGGGTGGAGCCGGTGCAGTAGTTGCACAAACATTTGACCCCAAAGAAGATATTGTAAAAGAAGTTGTGAGAGCTGCAGGAGAAGGAGCATTAGGTGAAGCAGTGGGTGCACCATTAGCGATTAAAGCTGCGCCAATCATTGGAAAAATAATAAGTAAGCCAAGACAATTTGCAGAAGTATTACAAGGAGCTGAAATAGCTGAGCAAGGTTTAAAAAATAAATCATATGAAATTTTATATGGAAAAGAAACTGCAGAAAACTTATCTAAATTAAGTCCTGCTAATCAAGCTAAAGCTATAAAAGATATGGTGCCAGATGATGAGATTATAAAAAAATATATGAAGGATAGAAAAATAAATCCTGATGAATTTGAAACACTTAAACGATCTGCAATAGAAGCACAAAAAGGATTAACTCCTGCTTTTAAAACTAATAATCAAGGTATTAATATTGCAGAAACAATTATATCTAAATCTATTTTAGGGGGTGCAGCATATGGTTCAAGATATAGAGCACTTAAAGATATAGGTGATAAAGTTGCTTATGATACTGTACAAGAATTAACAGAAGGTAGTTTAGCTAGAAATAAATCCGAAGTTGGAACTATGTTTCTTAATATGTTTAATAATGCAGATCAATTATTTAGAACTGCATCCGATTCAATGTATCAAAAAGTTGATGATCTATTAGGTGCAGCTAAAACAAAACCAGCATTGAGTATTTTTGAAAAAGTAGGAACTAGAAATAGTTTAAGTGAAACTGTAGCTGAACTTCAAGAAAACATACGAACAGGGTTAGGATCTGGAAGAAGAAACCCAATAAGAGAAACTATAGATGACTTAGCAAGTGATCTTAATAAATTTGCTGACCCGACTGCAGGTAACGGTTTAGTGTCTTATAAACAATTAGCAAAGATTAGAT